CATTAACGAAAAGAACGAAGTTAATGAGGTTTTGAATGATGTGACTGTGGGTGAATATGATGTGGTGATGGACACAGGGCCGGGCTTCCAATCCAAGCGCCAGCAAGCAGTCGAGGCCATGATGCCATTGCTTACAGGCAACGAGCAATTGTTCAATATTGCGGGTGACTTGGTGTTTAGGAACATGGACTTCCCCGGTGCGGACGTTATCGCCGACCGCCTTGCAGCCATGAACCCAATGGCAAACATTGACCAGAAGTCAGACATACCGCCTGAAATTCAAATGCGTTTGGCCCAATCCCAGCAACAACTGCAACAAATGCAGCAGCAATTGCAGGCCGCCATGTTGGAAATTAACAACCGTGGTCAAGTTGCACAAATCCGCGAGGAGGGCGCAACCAAGCGCAAACTCATGGACGTTACCGCACGGGCGCACAACACAGAAACCATCAACGAAGCCAAAGTCAATCAGACCAATCTCAATGCAATCACCAGCCAGAACAAGACTGAAGTTGATGCGTTGGTCAAAATGCTTATTGCAAGAATGCCAACTGACCAATTGATGATGGAAATTGAACGACTGAACGCTGAACAGCAACAGCTTGCAATGGCTGCTTCACAGGACATTTCGCACGAAGCAAACCCATTCATTAATGCACAACAAATGCAACAACCGATGCAACAGCAGCCGCAACCAATGCAAGAACCAATGCAGCCGCCAATGCAACAGTCGTTTGAACCGCCTATGCAATGATTGACAGTAAAATGATTTCGTGGTAAAAACCACAAAACCTTACCAGTTGGGTCAACTGGGTGAATTCTTTGAGGAAACTCAATGTCAGAAGTATCAGAACGACTTGCCGCCAATGTGGTGACAAGTGAAAATTTAGCTGAATTTAATGCCAAGAGAATGGGTTTAGCTGATCCAACGCCAAGCGAGGCTGTCAAACAGGCAGAGCCGCAAGAGGTTGATCAAGGACAGAGTGAACCAACTGAGGCAGAGAACGATGCGACAGCAACAGAGGATAAAAAACAAAATCCTAAGCTGGAAAGACGGTTTTCAGAGATAACCAAGCAGCGCGAAGCCGCACGGGAAGAAGCCCGTAAGGAACGCGAGCAAAGGGAAAATCTGGAAGCAAAGGTAAGGGACTTGGAGGCCAAATTTCAGCCCAAAGCTGATCCAATAGCCGAAACAGAACCTTTGCCAGAGCAGTTCAGCGATATGTACGAATACGCCAAGGCGTTGACAGACTATCGAGTGGAACAGCGATTGCAGGAAGAAAAGCAAAAGGAAGTGCAGGCCAAAGCCGCCGCCGAACATTCCAAGCTGATAGATGCATGGGGTCAACGGGTAAAGGCAGCCAAAGCTGAAATGCCAGACTTTGATGACATGATTAGTTCCACAGACGTTACCGTAAGTAACGAAGTGCGGGACGCAATCTTTGAATCAGATGTTGGGCCGCGCATCCTGTATCACCTTGCCGAAAATCCTGACTTTGCTGTAAAACTGCAAGGTATGACCTTGACCGCCGCCTTGAGAGCAATTGGGAGGCTGGAAGCGCAGTATGAAAAGACTGACGCAAAGCCTGTTGTTGGGAAAAGTAAAGCACCCGCGCCGATCAATCCAATCAGATCAGCAGCTAACGGGCGTGATGTAAACCTGACCAGCGATGGTCAATTTCATGGTTCATATCAGGCTTGGAGAGCAGCACGATTGGCTGGAAAGATTCGCTAAACCCATTCTTTTAAGGAAACAAAATGAGCAACAATCTGCTTACCATCAGCATGATCACCAACGAAGCGTTGATGGTCTTGGAAAACGAATTGACTTTCTCTAGCGAAGTCGAAAGAAACTATGACGATCAATTCGCCGTAACTGGCGCAAAGATCGGTGCAACTTTGAACGTCCGCAAACCCGGTCGTTTCATCGGCACAACTGGCCCTGCTTTGAACGTTGAAGATTTCAACGAAACATCAGTGCCTGTCACCTTGTCCACACAGTTCCACGTTGATACCCAGTTCACTAGCCAAGACTTGGCTTTGTCTCTGGATATGTTCAGTGACCGTGTATTGAAGCCTGCTGTTGCAGCTATTGCCAACAAGATCGACTTTGACGGTCTGACAATGGCTAAAAACAACACCGCCAACATTGTCGGTACTGCTGGCACACCACCCACAGGTTTGATCACTTACCTGACTGCTGGTGCTTATCTGGACAGCGAGGGCGCACCCCGTGACGGTCGCCGTTCATGTATTGTTGAGCCTTTCACAGGCGCAACCATTGTTGACAGCTTAAAAGGTTTGTTTGTTCCCTCAGACAAAATCGCAAGCCAGTACACCAAAGGCATGATGGGCCGTGACTCAGCAGGCATGAACTGGAAGATGGATCAGAACGTTGTGGCACAGACATTCGGTTCTTATGCAACCGCTACCCTGTCATGTGCCACCACCACTGGTACTGGCTTCATTTCAACTGGCTGGGCATCAACTTCCACCATTGCACTGACCGCTGCCACAGCTACTGCTGGTTTGAAACAAGGTGACGTGATTACGATTGCTGGCGTTTTCGCTGTCAACCCACAGAACCGTCAAGCCTACGGCAGCAACCGCCTGCGTAACTTTGTGGTGACCGCCCCTGTGACCGTGGCAACTTCTGGCACAACTTCTGTGACCGTAAGCCCTGCCATCATCACTGGTGGTCAGTTCCAGAACGTTAGCTTGGCATCCACCAGCGCATCTGCTGTTGTGACTCCATTCAACAACACTGGCACTGTGTCTCCACAGAATATTGTGATGCACAAAAATGCTTTCACATTGGCCTGTGCTGACTTGGAATTACCTGATGGCGTTCACTTTGCTGGTCGCGCAAGCGATAAGGAATTGGGTCTGTCAATGCGTGTGGTTCGTCAATACACAATTAACAACGATTCGATTCCGACTCGCGTTGATGTGCTGTATGGCTGGGCCCCGCTGTACCCAGAACTTGCCTGCCGCGTTGCAGCCTAAAGGTTAATGGGGGCTTAAAACACCCCCGTTTCATCAAACAATTTAAGGAAAACATATCATGGCAAATCCCGGCCCAGCAACAACAAACACAAACCACCCAAGCAACTTAGCAACCAACCAAGCCCTGCGTTTGATTGCGTCTGCTGAGGGCGTAAATTTGAACTCAGTCGCAGACACCATTGCACCAATTTTGTCTAGTGGTCGCGTTTCTGTTCAAAGCATCATTGTTACCAACGCATCCATTGACCTGACCACAGCGCAATTAGCTGTGTACACAGGCGCTGGCGCTACTGGCACAGCGGTTAAAACCGCCTATGCCTTAACTGGTAACACCACCGCAGCTAAAGTGGTTGTGACTGCCGCTACATCTACTGATGCAGTAACAGGTACACCCCTTTACATCCGCAACACAACCGCGCAAGGTGCGGCTGCTACTGCTGATGTTTTCATCTACGGTTACGACCTGTCATTCCTGCCATAAACCGCATGGAATAAGTGAGAAAGCCATCCTCAAAAGGGGTGGCTTTTTCTATTTGTAAGCCTATAATTCATCAAACTACTGAGGGACTAAACATGGTCAACACTTCTGTAATGCGCCCAAGCGGTCGCACATACGCCCTAAATTTGACAACATCAGCTAGTGCCGCGCTGTTGATTGAAGCCACCACAAACGACCAAACCAACTATGTTTCATTGATAAACACTGGTACTGGCGTGGCGGCTGTTGAATTGTCCAATTCCAGCACAGTAACCACCCCAACAGTGGCATCTACTGGCAATAGCGGTTCATTTGTGTTGCCAGCAAACATGACTTATCCTTTGTTGATTGCCGCACCAAAAGCGCCTTTCTACATCAAAGCCATCAGTTCAGGCACAAACACGCTGTACATCACTGCTACACAAGCTGATTAAGGGTTTGATATGGCAAATGAAGCCGCCGTAACCCAAACCATAAACATTGTCCCAGTTCAGGGGATATTTCAGCCTGAACCGACATTCGATTTGATCACGCTGATTGGGCCAGCGGGTACGCCTTTTTACGCCAATGTAAACCCAAATCAATCGGGTTTGAACATTACCAACAGCACGATCAACAGCACCACAATTGGCGCTATTACCCCGTCAACTGGGGTTTTCACCAACATTGCTACTACTACGGGAACAATTTCAAGCGCCCCTGCAAGCGCAAATGATATTGTCAACAAGCAATATGTGGATTATTTGGCTGCAGGATTAAGCTGGAAACAACCCGCAAATGCTGCATCGACTGTAAATATTGCCAGTTTGTCAGGATTGCAAACAGTTGACACGGTTTCATTGGTGGCTGGCAACACAGTTTTGGTGAAAAACCAAACAAATGCGGCAGACAATGGCATTTATGTGGTTTCATCTGGCCCTTGGACGCGAAGTATTGGCGCAGATACATGGGATGAATATGTTGGCGCAATTGTGTTTATTGTTTCAGGATCGCAAGCTGATTCGGCTTGGTATTCCACGGCGCAACCCGGCGGCACACTAGGCGTAACCGCTATTAATTGGTCAAATTTTTCAGTTTCATCAACATATTCCGCAGGCACTGGCTTAACTTTAACTGGCACAGTTTTCAGCATTACCCCTGTGGGAACTGCTGGAACGTATGGTTCTGCGTCTGCTGTGCCTGTGTTTGTAACCAACGCATCAGGTCAGGTCAGTTCAGTCACCAACACCCCGATTGCAATTGCAAACACGCAAGTTTCTGGGCTTGGCACAATGTCCACCCAAAACGCCAATGCGGTAGCAATTACAGGCGGCACAATTGACGGGACAACCATTGGCGGGTCAACTGCTGCGGCAGTCACTGGCACAATAATCACTGCAAACACTTATTTCAGCGGCGCAGGAACGAATTTGACAGGCACTGCAAGCGGTTTATCCATTGGGGGCAACGCAGCTACCGCAACCACCGCAACAAGTGCCACAACCGCCACAAATCTGGCTGGCGGGGCATCAGGATCATTGCCCTACCAATCAGCGCCAAGCACAACCACATTCTTGGCGGCTGGGTCAAATGGTCAGGTCTTGACCTTGGCTTCAGGCGTTCCCTCATGGGCTACGCCAACCACAGGCACGGTCACATCGGTCAGTGGCACAGGCACAGTTTCGGGGATTTCTTTAAGTGGCAC